ATGTGTCCGTTGGCAAAGCTGGAAACACGCCAAACTTGCCATTGCTAACCGTAAAGTTACACAGCATCAAAGGTGCGATTTGTGTAGCCCATTGCCTTATGTTGACAGGCTCCTGTAACACCACATCACAGAAGATTTTGTTTGCGCTTAAAAATTTGGCAGTCAGCTCAAAACTGTCCTCATCAATCATCTCAGCGCTGACCTTATCGCCCGCGCCAGCGTCAGGGTCCGTAAGCAGGAAGTACAGCAGATCGCTGAACAAATTGCTGCGCCCTGTTACGTTTTGATTGTCAAAATGAGTCGCTTGCGGATACCAACGCTTGACATCAATGCCGCCGGAAACCCAAAAGCGCAACTGTTCAATGCCTGAGATGTTACGGCCCGAGCGCAATGACAAGCCAAACATCGTCATGTTTGAATAAGTCGGCATCGTTTGATTGTCTGTAATTTCGTTGACGTAGACAATCTCGTGCTCTGGGCTGTCAGAGTTGCTAGCAGTAAGCAGTCCCGGATAGTAACTAACGTCAGCGACTTGACTGCTGGGCGCAAAAGCTCGCTTGATTACATTCCGGCCACCGCTCACGACAAGATCGCCAATCTCTTGCACTTCAAAAGTTGCTGTAACGGTTCTCGCTCCATTTCCATACGCCTCAACCAACCATTTGTTATTGCCATTCGCATCAGATGTAATTGCTTGGTCGAAAGTAAACTTGTCACCCTGAGCCCACCCCTCCGATGCGCTTACAATCTCGACCCTTGGGGCGTCCCACCGCCAATTTGTGTATCTGACAGGCGTCCAGCTTGGTGCGCTAGCTTGAACTCTGCCTTCCACCGAAGTGCAGGTAATCTTCAAAGTAATACTCCGAGCGCCCGACGTGCAAACGATTTCAGCACTGCGGGTCAAACCTTGGTAAAGCTGCGGAAATCCAAGCACCTCACCGCGCCAGCCGTGCGCTTTGCCGTGACCGGTATCAACTGGCGATGTTGTGTAAAACGAGATGCCGACTTTTGTTGGGCGGTCGCCCTGCACATTCACCGCAGCAGGCACGCGGTCAATTCCGAGCTCCTTATTGACAAGCAAGTCATCACGGACCACCGCACGCCCCGCAAACCTAAGCTTGAAGGTTCCGTACACTGTGTCGCTAATTATCGTTTGATAGCTGGTGCTGCGAGCGTCTAGTTCGTAGAAAATCTCATTGGCCTCAAACAACTTGACAACATTGGCACCTGGCAAAGGTTCAAAGCGAAACTCAAATTGCTGCTCTCGAACTGGGAAATAAAATCTGATGAAGTTATACATATCAACAGGCGAGTTACCCCTGATGACAAACTGTTCCGCCAATGCGCCCCATTCGTAAACAGCAGCCCCGTCAACAGAGATGGGCCTGACTTTAATCGTGAAACAACTTGACCTTTGCATATAAAGGTTCATGTTGCCATTGGTAATGGTTGTTCCGTCTTCATCAAAGCTTCTTAGCTGCTTAGGTGAAGGTAGTTCGTTGAAGTTGCACAGTCCATTTGCTTGTAGAAAAACACGGCTCTTGATGCCAACTTCCAACACGTCGCAAGGTCTAACAGCACGAGCAATGCCCATCGCCTGATAGCCAATAGGTGTTGACGAAAGGCCAACATGGTTTCTGTCTGTAAAATCAACGCCGTTGTTAAGGACTGTTCTGTCAATCATGCTCTTGGGCACAACCGTGATTTGTGGTGACCCAAACTGCTCAACACATTTCAAAGTGATGTATTGACCTTCGTCGCCAGACCAAATTGGAATAGAGCGGTCTGTGACCACCCACACAGTGCGGCCTATTTGCAATGTTTCTCCAAGTTGCAATTGTTCATCGGCTTGCGTTCGTTCTTGCACAGATGTATTGTTCAAGTCATCAGTGTTGACGCCCGTGCGATCTTCGTCATAGTCTTTGTCAATATCTTTGGCGCTTATGTAAACCTTGACTTCTGAGTCAACCGCGACAAATACATCTTCACGCACAGACGGCGAAACAAAGCCGCTGCCGTTGTTGTATTCAATAATTCCAATCCTTCGGCCATAACCTCTGCCTTGCCCTGGCATACCATCTTCCCTGCCGCCAAACCCAGAAATTTTTCTGCGTTCTTGTTTGATTCGACCAGACGGATCATCCTTTTGATTTTTAAGCTGCGGAAAGCTTACGACCTTCCAATTGGTTCGCAAAACTGTGCCGTTTACGATTGGACTATAAAAACCAAAGCTAGTGTTTTGTCCGGGCGTGTAGGCGTAGCAAAAGCCCTGATCCTCTTCGCTTTCAAGTGTTGGACAGCTGAAAATATCGTCGAAGGTTTCGGGGTCTCCGCTTGATGGCGTTGCTCTTGTACCGTAAAGAAGATCGTTTGCTTTGATTCGGCTGAAGCCCATCATGTTGGCTTCTTCTGGCCGAAAATAAACAGTGAAGTTGTGAGCAAACGAACCATCCAAAGGCGCATTGCCCATGAAAATGCCACGCAGATTTGGCACAGATAATCCATGCTCCCCGCAGGCATACAGCAGTTTGGCCATTTGGTGATTGCCAAAACTAAATAACCGCGACCAAACAAGGCTGGGTGTTATGAGCAGACCACCAGATTCTCCCGTGTATTTGCCAAACGGAATTGGAATGACATCGCCCCACTGTGCCAAGGGCGCGACAGAATCAAAACCATAGGTTGAATTGAAACGTGTTGGGCCTGTAAGATCACCGAGCTTTCTTTGCTTGAGTTCTTGTACTTCAACGTTGTCTTGCCTTGGCTTTGGTGCTAACAGAATGCTTGCTGCCGTCGTGACCGCGCCAATCGCAAGGCTGATCAGAATCGATGTTGTTACAGGTTCATTTCTAATGTCGGGAATGTGTGCGTACTCTGCTGGCCTCGGCTTTTGTCGCGCTTTTAACTCTTCGCTGAAGCGCACATATTCTTGCTCAGAGATGCCAAGCAATTCTGCGAGCTGTTTCTCGTACGGTAAAACCTTGCGTCTGTAAGACTGACTGCCCTCAATGGGAACCAAGCCACCTTGCGTGTTTGATCGCTTATGGCCAGAATCCCTTGACTCCATATGACTCCAAAGGCAAAAAGCCTGTCAGTCCATACAATAATATCCCCATCGTAGCTCGGGACTTCAATTCGTCTGCCCCAGTCGGCCAAGTCGCGCCCAATTTTATAGCGGTTGCCTTTGTACCATGTCGGATCCATTGCTGGACGCTTGATGTTTAGGTCATCCAGAACACCTAAAACAAGATGAATGCAGTCGATGGCGTTGCCTGTGCCATCAGCGCCCAATTCATAGTCAAGGCCAATAAACCTAGAACACAACATTGCTCGTGACAGGCAAATGGCCACATAGCACACGGCTAAGCCTGCGATTTGGCACGTCACCGCCTACGGCGTCCAAAACACTGCTCAACGTCAAGCTCAGCTCAGAGTCACGCCATGAACCAGCCGTAATCTGGCCTACATAATTGTGCAGAAGTGTTTGGCTGCTCTGCGCTGTATCGTCTGGATTGACCAAAACGACACGGACACGCGCGATCCAAAACTCTTCAATTGCTTTTGCTGCCCATTCACGACTCAATTGGTTGTTAGGAAACAGCAAGTTGCTTTCTACGTTGCCGCCGTCTCGGTCAATGCTGATGCCGCTGAATCCAAACGGCAAAAACGTATGCGGACCATTGACCCAGTCAACTGTTTGGTTGATGAAGAAATTTTGGAACCGATAAAAAACGCTTACATCTGGTTTGACCAGCGTCAAATAATGGCCAATGGCATAGCTGGATTCCATTAGATGCCGAGCCTCCTACGGGTGCCAGGACTCATTTGTAGCTTTTGAATGGCACGGCGCTCGCCCTGCTCTGCTGCTTGCTTCAGGCCAGCTTGGAATTGATTTGCCGTCACGTAATCAACGCTGTTGATCCTCTCCACGCTGTAACGCACGTCAATCGGCTTGTCGAGTGTAGCCACGTCGGATCCTGCTGCAGCATAATCTGATGACGCACCACTGTTTGCAGCTTGTTCACCGCTGCCGCTTCTGCGAT